TCGTATGAACCAACGTGTTCTGGCTTAACCAGAAGCAGAATTATAAGTGTGAGAAGGATCATCGACACCAACGACGTCCATGCCATGTATCGTCTGTTCTTGAAAGCGTCTTTGTTTGTAAGAGGATTATCAGCACTGGTGTCGAATGTAACCGAACCAGAACCTTTCGTGGTTGCCTTCTCTGTCGCTGTTTGTGTCTGACAATCGTCTTCTGTTTTAGGCATGTACTCCGTGGTCCTTATCCCACCGTTGCGGATGCTGTAACGCTGGCTCCGCTTTTGTTTGTTTACTCTCGTCTTCCTTTATTTTTCTAATGATCAAATTGACTACGATCTCTTTCTCGTATGGCAACATGCTTTCGATGGTGTCCCAATTATATCCCCAGTACGTGTGCAGTGTGTGCAATGTGGAATAGTATCCCATCAAGCTATCATGGCAGAGCATTAAGTAAAAAAATTTGTAACTCCTCTAACCTCCACGGTATCTTGCTGTTGACATTGTTTGCAAGTATAGGTGAGATGAGTGGTCAAATATGGAGTAGAATTGAAGAAGGCCATGATATCATCGAAGTTCTTCTTTGTGAACTGTTCCATCCATTCTTTCAATTCATCTTTACTAAAATCGGCCGCATTGGAGAACTCGTCGCCTTCGAAGATCTTGTCGATGCTCTCTAAGATGATACCATAGAAGCTTTCGATATCCGATTTACTTTCTGCCTGAATCTCCACCGACCTCTTGAGTGGTGGATCTCGCAAAGTAATTCCAACCTTATCAGTGATCATGATTGTCGATTTATGCTCTTCGGGAATAACAACTTCAACTGTGTTCAAGTTGACTTCTAAATCTGTATAACCATCACATCCACCACGCTCAGGGCTGTGATTAACTAGAATATCAATCTTCTCGCCCACCGAACGCTTACGAATGTTCAAGAACAAGAATTCAATATCTACCGAGGGTAATGCATCTACTTTAATGCCTCGAGTGAGAATGCAAGCTTGCAAGATTTGGAAGATAGCATCGGTTAGGTGTGCTGAATCTTCCTTCGATTTTGGATCAAAGCCTTCGATGGCTGTCAATAGTATCTTTTCTTCCTTCACCAAGAATGGTCTAAACTTGATGACCTTCTTGGTCAATGGCAAAGTAATTGTGTGTTCCGGTGTAACAATTCTAGGTAGTTTCATTTAATTCCTTATGCGTGTCCAATTCCTCCACGGCCAACAGGCGTTGCTCCTGCCAAAGCAGTTCCACCCGGAGACTGAGAGTCGATATTTGTAATGTCAACGTATCTAGTATATGAGAAGGTAACAGAGAGTTTAGCAACGCTGGTCTGATCCCAACCAAAGTCTATATTTCCAATACTAGATGGGATAGCATCGATTAACTGCAATTTACGAACAAGTACTGCTTCTCCATCTTGCTCATCATAAACTGAGATCTGTACAGTTCCACGGTAATCTTCAAAATAACCGACGTCGTACATCGTAGGCGTGTCTGTCAATTGATTTCGGTAGTTGCCGACCATGTCATCAATCCAACGTTCAAAGTACTCTCGCTCAGCATAGTCGGCCGATAGGATTATGGACATGGTCACTTCACTGCATCTGTTTCCGGCAGCTCGGCGCTCATCCAATCCGTAGTGCCAAACCTCTTCACTAGATAGTGCAACTGTCCGTCCAGGTAGAGTAATGGAATCAATTCGCAATACCATACTCTGTTCTAGATTGACGTCGCCGTTCTTCTCTCTGGCTACCAGTACGTCGAAGTTCGACGTCTTAGCAAATCCATTCTTTGCAATTTCAGCGGTGAATGTGTCGATATCGAATGGCATTTACATTTTCCTCAAGCTATCTGCCCAGACCTTTTGTGCCGATGCCTTAGCGAACTGATGTACTGGCAAGAAGGCAACGTTTTCCCACATGCTATAGGGAACCAACAAAAACTTCGATCGAACGTGTCCAGGTAAGTATCTCTTCACACACGGTTTGAACAATTTAAACTTGGCGGCTCCAGCCAAGATGCTATATGAGATTTCTAATTTTGTTTGCTTCGATCCGGATGGTTTCTTGGCAATCGTCATTAGAGCATCCATCAACTTGGCTCGCATTGCATACGGCAAGTAGTGGAGGTTGATCCCTAAGAAGCTCCCATCGTCGTACATCGAAATTGGAAAGATGCATGGAAACTTGTCATAGTATGGAAGAGTCTGCTTGTGTTTTGGATCATAGAAGAACAGATACAACTGACCAATGCCCAACGACTTGAGAGGAACGTAATCTCTCTTGTCGAAGTTGTTCAGGTACGCGACCTTGCTCAATTTAGAAATGGTCTCTGCTTCATCTTGGAACCATTCAATAGAATTTGCCGTTCGACGAACGAACATATTCTTCTTATCGGCATCTGCCATAATCTGGGCGAACGTTTGTCCGGCCATTAATCGTATCCCTTCAAATCTTTCTCGGTCAACAGCATAAATTTTATTCCCTTACGATCACAAAAATCTTGCGCCGCTTTCCATTTTGCTTGATTCACTTCCCATTCAATCCATTCCTTCATATACCGCTGTTTGTTCTTGGTCTTCTTTGGTGCTACACATTTAGAAGAAGGTTTGATTTCACAAACATAGGTTTTATTATCGATTGTCTTCACTACAATATCAACAAAGTATCGATGGACTCTGCCGTCTACCGGACTGATGTAGGGAATAAAAAACTCTTCCGAAGCGAATTTCGTAAACCTTGGATCATTGTCGATTCGCTTGAAGAAGCGTCTTTCTAGATTAGACCTAAACACAATGTTGTTCGGGTCACCCACATACTTCTGTGGATTTGTCATTTTATAGAAACCTTGCCTATACTTGTAAGCCATCTTTCTCCAACATCACCTAAATAAGAACGTAACCTTCAATATTTATAAAGAGGAACTAAACTCGTGTCCGAAACTTCAGACGCAATTCAACGAGAAAATGATGCCTGGAAGATTGGATCGCATCAATTTCCATTTCATAATGAGAGTCTTTCGGGCATGTGGCTCAACCTTATGGAGTTTGAATACAAGCGACCAACGAGTTCTGCAGCACCAACTCCTAAGGCGACGGGAACTGAGATTTCTCTTCCAATTCCAATGAACCTAGGGGCGAGCTATGGTGTTGAATGGAACGAATCTGAACGATCGGCATTCACCCAACAAGTATTAAGGCACATGGGTGGTAGCAAAGAGGATATTATCAAAACCGCATTAGATAATCCTTTCGCAGCCCTCAGCAAAGCGGTAAAGGATGGTAAAGCTCAAGGGGCGGTTACTGGAGCATTGGCAGATATGGTTCGAGCATTTGGTGCTGGTGGATTTGCCGTAGATGCCGCTAATGCTATTGCATCTGACTTCCTCGCAGAATCAAGTATTGGTAAAACACTTGGATCTGAGATTGGTGTCGCTAGAAACCCTTGGGTGGCACAGATTTTTACCGGAGTCAGTTTTAGATCTTGGAAGTTTGATTATGCCTTCTTCCCCAACTCTAAAGAAGAATCGGATGCACTGGAGCGTATCATTTCATTGATGAAATATGGTATGCATCCCGACTACTTGAGCTCTGCAAATAACAGTCTTTTCAAATACCCAAATATGTATCTACCTATGATCTCGCCGAACAAGTACTTGTTCGAATTTGGATTTTGTGTCATTAAAGATTTAGATGTTCAATACCACGGAGAAGGTTCTCCGGTATATCACAGTGTTGATGGAGATAAAATTCCAGCATCTATTAAGCTAGGATTCACATTGCAAGAAATTGACATCGTAACTAAGAGCAATCTAAGTCCTGGTACTTCAGTCGGAGCGCAGTCTAAGATTTCTGATTTACCTAGTGCTCAGAATGCTCCTGGTCGAAACACCCAGACAACATTTGATATCTTCCGTGGCGTAGCGGGTAGAGGTCGATAATGGCAACGTATTTTACAAATTTCCCATCCGTAGATTATTACTTCTCATCGAACCCAGATGCGAAGGTTAGTGCAGTCAACATACTACGACGATTCAAACCCGTCACCGACATACTTGATAGAGTTGACATCTACTACCCATACGAAGTAAAAGATGGAGATCGACCAGACATAGTGGCATACAAGATCTATGGATACGCCGATTATGATTGGATCATCCTTATGTTTAATCAACGTATCGATCCGTACTTCCAATGGCCAATGAGTAACGAACAATTTAACAACTACATCGACACGAAGTACGGGTCAATTTCGTTTGCGACCCAGAACGTTCATCATTACGAATGGATCGTACAACCCAAGCAAATTCTCATTGATGGAACAATTATTCCCGAGAAGACTTTAGAGGTTGATGCGGTCACATATCACAATCTGATTGACAGTGA